CCATCGAATTTTTTGGTCAAGTTCCATTGCCACCATATAAAGTAGAGTTGGCACTATACCCAGTTCCACCAGCACCGCCTGTTCCAACTACGCACCCCTGAGTGCCTAACTGCCCACCACCGCCCACAACTATTGTGAATGTACTTGAAAGTACAACTCCGGTAATATTTTTTGCAGAATATGCACCGCCACCACCATAGCAAAAATAGGTACTGGCACCAGTACCACCTGCTGCACCGCCAGCCCCCCACAAAAAACTATCAAATGTAGGTGTAGCTATTCCAGACCAAGTGCCAGCAGATATATTCTGTATAGCCTCTTGCAGAGTCCAACGACCACTTCCACCCAACCCAGCAGCAACACTTGCCCCAGCAGCAGATTTAATACCACCTTTATATCTTAAACTCATGCCATTAATTCATACGAAACTGTGTAGGTAATTGCACTTGCTGTACCCGAAGTCACAGATATAGATATACCCTCTTCTAGGTAAAAAGCAGTTGTCTTATCGCTTACTATCAATGCAGCGTTAGCTGGTACTGAGATTGTTCCTGCTATGGGGTAAGCTGTTCCACCACTAGGCGCAGAGCCTTGAGCCACAGCACCATTGGTGTATATTGATACTGTTGTATTTGCAGCAGTTCCAGTAGTGTTGGTAGCAGTTATCTCATTAATCTTCATAACGGTACTTGAAGCAGCAGCATTAGGCAGCAACACCACCGCAGCAGTTCCTGAAGGCGTGTAGTATGTAGTCTTACCATAGATTGATGTTGCATTGATTATATTGACAGCTGCCATGATTTTTCCTTATAAACCGAATATGATTGACAATGCAATTGCCTTGCCTACTGTAGCTATTGTTCCTGTAGTGGTTGGTAGCGTTAATGTCGCTGCCCCATTTGGTATGGTTGTTATTGAACCAAGCTGCGTTGTATTAACTGTACCCTGACCCGGAGCTATTACAGTTGTTATAGGGCTTGTGTACTGAACATATATGTTGCTAGTCCCACTTGGCGGTGCGCTTGTAAATGTGATAGTGCTACCGCTTACTGTGAAGGCACTTGATGGGTTTTGGGGTACGTTCTCAATAGTTACCTGAACCTGTGCTACAGAAGCTACTGGTCTTGATAATGTGAAAGCTACTGTACTTGCATTGCCATTGAAATAATCAACGGCTGGGGTGAAGGCTTGTTGGCTTGGATTATTCCCGATGTAACTCATGATTTACCTCTCATTGCGGCTAAAACTTTAGTTCTGTATTCTGGATTTGCCCATCTTTTTTTAGCAGCAATACGACCAGCAATCACCATTTTAGCTCTATATTCTGGGTCTTGCCAAATACGTTTACTGGCTTCTCCAACCTTTTTCTTATGCTCTTCAGTAAGCTTGCGTTTAGTAATATGCTTATGGCAAACAATAGTGCCATCAGCAATCCGCTTTATGCGTGTTTCAGATATTTTTTGTTTATGAGCAGCCGATAATTTTTTTCCAAGATTTAGGTTTCTTGCAAACTCACGGTATTTATCTAATTTTTCTTTGGATGCATTAGCCCATTTTTCCTTACATCTAATGCTTTGGCTTTTTCTGTACTCATCAGTAATAATTCTGTTTTTATTAGTAGATGCAGCCTTTTTTAAAGAACTTGCTGTAAAACCATCGATTTTTCCACCAATATGAACATTAAAACCATTAGGAACAAGGCTTCACATATGCAGCTATACACTTAATTTCTAAGTCATTAATGTAATCTTTATTAATACAATATACTAATATTTGTGTATCAAACTCTTCCCAGCCATATTTAAGAATTGCTCTTTTAATTACGCTATTACCATTGCCAGAGCCACCGCAGTTTTTATACGCTCTCAAACGTTTTGTTAAGTTTGAGCTTTGCCCTATATAAATACGACCTGTATCTTTATGGGTTATTTGGTAGAGTCCTGAGTTCATATCTATCTTAGTTTGCGTTCAAGACTGATACGACCACATCTGCCGAGGTAGCCGCGCTACTCAACACCTTCAATGCATCTGCTGCTATTAGCACCACTCTATTGCCTTGCATGACCTCTAGCGACCCCCCTACTGGTATTGTCGCGGTTTTAACTAAGTAATAATCTACCGCTGACCGAGTAAAGTACACATCTGTTGTTATAGGTGAAGTTGTGGTATTTGCCACTACTAAGCTAGTTATGGCTGCTGTTGTAGCTCCTGCTACTGTCACAAGGGTTGATGCGCTTGTCCCCACATTCTTTGCTACATACGAGGTATTGGTATAGGTTGTCATGGTTTATCCCATCATTGTTGCTAAGAAATATGCAGGTTCACTAACATATCCCTGCGGTATTACCGTTAAGTTTCTGAATAGCCTCTAGAAGCGTATCTGTAGCTGCTACCGTTCCCGCGCCTGAAACATATCCAGTAATTACCTTGCCTATCACGGCAGAGTTTGTCAGAGTGGCTGCATTACCTACTGAGGTGGCTTCACCTGTAAGATTGGCATTGGTTATGACTGTTGCAGCATTTCCAACACTTGTTACCCCACCAGTTAAATTAGCGTTTGTTATAACAGTTGCAGCATTACCGACTGAAGTTACACCACCTGTTAAGTTAGCATTAGTTACAACAGTCGCAGCATTTCCTACGCTCGTCACTCCACCTGTTAGGTTAGCGTTAGTAGTTACAGTAGCAGCATTACCAGTTGTATTTTGGTTCCAAGTCGGAATTGCACCAGCTATATCAGCATATGCCAGACTTACTGTTCCTGTGTACCCATTAACGCTAGTTACTGCATCTGTGTTATCAATCTTCTGCCATGTAGCAGTACCAAATATAGCCCAGTCGCCTATTTCCCAAGATGATATGCCATCAAGGGTGGTAGTTCCTGCTGTTGCGACTACATAATAATATCCTTGTGTTCCAACGCTAGAAGTCAGTGTCGGTACGTTAGTGGTAGCGTTCCATGTTCCTTGATATTTTAATGCACCTAGGACAGCAGCAGGTAATTGAGCAGTTGGTACTGTTCCACCACCATCTAAAGTAGCTACACCAAGAGCAGCACCAGCAGTTAACAACGCGGCAGAGCCTAGTCCAGTTATCTTGGAGTTTGCTAGTGCTGTTATCCATGCTGGGTTTGAATATGAACCAGTTGTGTATACACCATCAGTTACAGCACCAGATGTAAGACCAGCAGCAGTACCTGTTATGTTAGTGCCTACGAAAGAAGCAGGAGTACCCAATGCACTTGCATTGTCAGAAGCATCAAGATTTACTGACTTTTCAGCAGGATAGGTTACAAAGACAGACTTAGAACCAGCACTAAATGTTACTACAGAACCACCATTACTAGATGCAAGTATGGTAGTACGGGCTAGAGTTGTACCAGCTGAGGAATAGGTACCAATACCTACTTCCCATTCATTGGTTCCTAAACCAGCTATACAATAATATGTAGTGTTACCGTTCCCTATAACAGCAAAAGACTGATACCCAGTTACTGCACCCGCAAGGGTGATAGTACCCGTACCAGCTGTGGTAGTTGTCTCCTGAACGCGGTCACTTAAAACTAAAGCCATCTTAGGCTCCTATTAAGCAGCAGTTGCGCTATATGTAACAGAAAGCGTGTCACCAGATGTTACAATCTTATCGCCAGCTGTAAAGTCACCAGCACTAAACAATGTACCTGTTGTATTATCTTTGGTAACAGACCCTCCCACGTTTATAAAGCATCCAGCTACTGTTCCAGAGCTTGTCATGGCAAATGTCAATGCAGCACTGGTGCTTTTAACTCCAACAGCAGCAGCACTAAATGATGGAGATTGCCTGTTACCTGAATAGGTAGGAGCGTTTGTTCCACCAACTTCTAGCCATGATGCATGAGATGCCTGTGTATCTGCTGCAACAGCAGTTCCAGTGCCTTTAAGACCCATTACAACGGCTCCAGCAGACACATTACCTAGGTATGTATCTAAGACACCATTCTTACCTACAGTGGTAACTACATTATAGATAACATCTTCCCACTTAAGAATACCATCAGACCCATGACACTTCACTTCGTAGTATCCAGATAGTCCTATTGATTCTGTCTGCCCCGCGCCTCTAATTACAAAAGCATCGCATGAATCAGCTATATTTACATTATCGTATATCATTAAAACTCCTAAATTCTAATCAAAGCACTACTGGCAGAATTTGCTGGTAGTGTTACTGTGAAATTGGGTCCTGCTAGTTTATCTGAACCAAAGTTTAAAATTGCAATAGACTTGTTACCTTGGCTTGTATTGTAGATAAGTGCTCCTCTACAGGTAAAAGAAACTCCAGTCCATACTACATTATCAAAGCTAACATAAACCACTGTACCTGATGTATTCAAGGTAACGTTACTACATATATTACCTCCAGCTGTATACCCAGTTCCTGTAACTTCGTTTAAAGTTGTGTAAATGGTCGTATCTGCGTCTAAAGAAGCAGCACCTGTATACAGAGCCATCTTCAATACATCTGTGGTAATGTCCTGCAATGCTTGCAGAATATCCTGTTTAAACGATGTAGTTATAGTCTGAGCTATCATACTACTGGATACTTAGGTGCACCATCACGATAAGAATCACCCTTCTCTTTAGCATCACCCAACTGTTTAAGTAACATCATAGCCTCTTGGTAACGAGATTGATACAGAGCAAGCATATCAGGCTCACCCTTCATGTAAGTTATTGCTTCCATTAATGTAGCATTTAATAGAGCAACATCAAAGTTATCTCCTAGCCAAGTCTGACCATCTGCTGCAACAGTTATAGACTCAGGATAGAAGAAATAATGCAACTCCATATTATACCCTGCATCAGGGGTTGGACCTAAAATAAACGAAAGTTCATCTGGGTAGCTATATTGAGGTCCAAATAGCCCATAATACAGAGGTAATCCTGTGTCTGTTGGAGCTGGATATGCTTCACGAATGAAGTTTACATCCTTGTTTAATAAGTAAGAATAGGTTCCAGTTGCATCTATAACTGCCAATGAGAAGGATGATAGATAGTCATTAGGGCAAGATAGATATTTATTGTTAGTTGTGCAGGTACCTGTTACATTCTTGCGTAACGAGGGTAGCTGGACAGAGTTATAAATCTTCTGTTCAGCTTGCTCAATCATGCGGTCCATATCTACAGTTGGAAAGGTGTTTTCCGTGTAGGACTGTACCGCTGTGACTAACTCATTGTATGTCATTCTTTAACCCATTGGTCCGCGTGACATAAAGCCTTTGGTAGCTGCTCCGTAACCACGTTGCTTAACGCCATCTGTCTTTACATTATCAGCATCAGGGTTGCCTAGGCTTACGCGCTGTGCGCCTGTGCGGGTAGAAACCTGTTCAGCAGACAAGGTATTAGGGTCTTTTACTGGGCTTTTAACAAAGTCTTTAGTTTTCAAGTTCTTACCACTCATAGTATGTGGAACTGCATAGTCTTCTGCTGGTTTATTATTCTTAGCCATTATCTACCTCTACCTGAAGATTTCTGGTTCATGACACGCGCCATGTTACGACCCATTTGTTTCATGTTCATAGATGTAACACCAGCATCCTTCTTGCCACCATTAAATCCCATAACTGAAGGACCATTACCAATATTCTTACCCTTAGTTTTACCCTTTTTTGCAATTCCATCTGCTTCTCTAGTGAAAGACATTTTCTACTCCTTATGTTGTTGATATTGTTACATTTCCTAACACAAGATTCAACACTAAATAATTAGGTGTTAAACCTGCATCTCCTGCTCTTGAACCACCTATGGGGTTCCATCCCCACTGGAATATTCTGCTTCCATCCTCTTGATAACCAAGGGAATTGCTATCAGTGCTGTTACTTCCAGTAATCTGTAGACCGTTAGTACCTGATGATACATAGCTGGTATCTGGTCTTGGCTCTTTAAGAGCTTGAGGGTCACTAACTGGATACATACCCAATGACAACTGAGGTTGGTCTGGGTCCCAGCAATCAGGACAGACTTTAATACTAAATAGTCTAGTCTTAATTATCTCATTTTTAAGCTCTTTAAGCTTATATCGCTGTCCGCATCTATCGCATTCAGCAATTGCAAACTTGCCACTGGCATAAGTATTAGACATAAGTTAAAAGAACATTTGTCTTGGAGCCAGCCTTAAAGATGCCTTTTCCCTATCTTCCTGTGAAGCTACTAGCCATTGCTCTTCATAAGCCTGTTTAAGCATCTGAACTCTATCCTGCGATTCAGGGTTCTTTACAGCTAAATGGTAAGATAATCCTGCCACTAAACAGGGTAGGAAACGGAAAGGAATATCAGCAACGCTTGTTCCTCCACCTGCATCCATTACTCTTCTCATGCGCCAATACACTAAGGTATAGGGGCTACCACCTGCATCAGGGGCTAACCATAGGTTAACACTTGGTAGGTTTTGATTGGTTATAGCAACTCCTGTTAGATGAGCAGCAGCAGTAGTGTTGTTCTGACCTCTATTACACAGCTGTAATTGGTTTCCAACAATGCTGGTATAACTGATAGTCTCACTGCCTATCTGGATGAATCCTGAAGCCGCTAGAGGTACCGTAGACGAGACATCTATAGTGGTTGCTGTGGATGATATACCTCCGTTTAGAACGGCTGTTGTAGGGTTGTTTAAACCAGTCTGACGGTCTATCCATATCTGTATTGGTCTACCCTGTGCTAACTTATTAGGTATTTGCAGGTATGTGGTAGCAGATATGCGATTAATGCTTATATCAATCTGGTTAGCGGTACCCTGATTTTGTCTAACAACATGGTCTAATAGGTCAATAGTGTCAGCTGGTAGAGGATACTTAACCTGTCCAGTAACCAGTTGAATCTCACCTTCTTCAATAGTCCACAGGTTTATGCCCCTGTTAGCCCATTCAATGGTCAGTAAATTCAGGCTGCGCCTAGCTGTACGGAGCTGGTAACCAGACCGCATCTCAATACCACAACGTTCATATGCCTCTTCCGCTATCTCATTGAAAGGAAGATTAAATGATGTTGTCCCGCTAGTGGTTATAGCCATTATTTCCTTTTAACCCTACCGCCCTTTTTCATACCATCATCTTCCCAAGCATCTGGAATGGTATTAAATGGCTTCTTTGGAGCAACCTTCTTTTTAGGTGGCTTGGGAGCGACTCTTGGTGGCAAGATAGGTAATCCATTATTACCTCTACCTGCGCTACCACCATCTACATCCTCACCCACACCTACAAGGCTACCTTCATTGTAGCACTTAACGCTACCGCCCTTCTTGTACATAGACACTTCATCAGGATTGTCAGTACGAGTGATGGTCTTTTTGTTGGGCATCTTAGAGGAGTTGATAGCTCCCATTCCCCTGCTTGCTCTCAAGATATGCTCCTTCTAACTTCATTAATGGTTTTTACAGAGTTCATGCCCTTGTCTTTCCTCGGATGCAGCATCCATCACCACGAGTCATGCCGCCCTTAGCCATCTTGACTACCTTGGCACCACCTTTGGCTTGTCTCTGGATAGGGCTTTGTCCCTTAACCTTACCACCCCTCTTCATAGGAGCAGTAGGAGCGACTTGAGGAGCCGCAGGAGGCATCATTCCACGCGCAGGAGGCATCATACCACGAGGAGCCTTCTTCTTAGCCATCATAGCAGCCATACGAGGGTCTACAGGAGCACCACCCATAGCCATCTTCTTAAC